CACATCAACAACGCTGCGACGCTCCTGAAGCTTAAGGGTGGCAAGATAAGCGGGCAGTCTGATTCCATCGATGTGACGCAGGTTGTAGAGATTGAGGGTGCTCCTGGCGTTGACGACATCCGTAAGATTGCTATGCCGATGCCATTTAACCCGCCAAGTCCTGTTTTGTTCCAATTATTGGGCTTTTTAGAGAGCGCTGCTAAGGGTGTAATCACCACATCTGAGGAAAAGATTGCTGACATTAACGCAAACGCCCCAGTTGGCACGACTCAGGCGCTAATTGAGCAAGGCGCGTCTGTATTTTCGGCTATTCACGCCCGTTTGCATGACTCACAGCGCCGTGTACTGCGTGTTTTAGGTCGGATTAACCGCTGGTATTTGGCTGATCAACAAAAAGGCGACGTTGTTGCTGATTTAGCGATCATGCCATCTGATTTTGACCGTAACTCTGACGTATTGCCGGTATCAGACCCGCATATCTTCAGTGAAACGCAACGGATGGCGCAGATTCAAGCTATTATGGCGATGGCCAAGGAAGCGCCAGACCTGTTTGACCGCAGAACAGTCTATTCCCGCGCTCTGAGGCAGATGAAGGTGCCAAACGTCAATGAATTGATGCCTAACGCCATGAAGCCAGTAGAGATGCCTGCCTCTGATGAGAACGCATCAATGGCTTTAGGTAAGCCTGCATTCGCTTATCCCCGCCAAGACCAACTTGCCCACATTCAGACGCATCTGGCCTTTGCTATGGATCCTGCATTGGGTAGCAACCCGCTTATCGCGCAACAGTTTATCCCGCAAGTGCTAGAGCATATCAAGCAGCACATGATGCTTTGGTATACCAACCAAATTAGCGAGTATGCTGTTGGTGGCACAGAAATTAACTTGCAAAAGTACCAAGAAAGCAAGATACCACAAGAGATTGACCAGACTATTGCTGCCGCTTCTGAGCATGTCAAAATGGATACGCAACAAGTATTTGCGCAGGTTCTTCCCGCATTGCAGCAATTAAGTCAGCTAATGCAACAGATGGTGCAAGGTCAACAACAGCCTACGGATCCAGAAGCCCAGGCAATTATGCAGGCATCAATGGCTGAAACACAGCGACGTGCGGCTAAAGACCAAGCTGATATTCAAATGGATGAAAAAGAATTGCAAGTCAAAATTGCAATGAACACAGAAAACAACCTGACAAAAGAACGTATGAAAGAGGCTGACTTGTCGGTAGACGAGGCCAAACTACGTAGTAAGCAGCAAGAAACCGCAACAACCCTTCAAGAAGCAACCCAACGTAATTTAAGGAGTTAATCATGGCAACGACTGATAAAGAGCAGCAATCAGAAGAAGTAGGGCAACACAAGCGCATGGCAGCGGGTGCGTGGATAACCGGCAAACAACTAGCGGAACAGGGCTCGGCAACGATGCCTGAAGCCAATAGCGATCACGGTAATTTTGCTAATAAGGGCGTAGACAAACGTAACGCATGAGATACGTCTCCGACTTTATTGGTGCTGTAAAAGCGCGTCAAGCTGAGATAGGTACTTCATTGATGGCAGGTAATATTGTCAACTTTGAAACCTATCAACGCTTAGTCGGACAAAACCAAGGGCTGAATGAAGCCTTGGATATTCTTAATAATCTTTTAAAGGAAGATAATGAGTCTGAATGAACCGGTAGCTTTTGATCAAGCTGAAATTGATTGGGCCTTTCCCAATATAGACCCCGGTAATGCGCCACTTGGTGGCAGAGTATTAGTCCAACTTCGCAGAACTAAGAAGAAGACATCCGGGCGAATTATCCTAGTCGAAGAGACGAAGGAAACCGAAAAGTGGAATGGTCAGGTTGCAAGAGTAGTCGCAATTGGCCCCTTGGCCTACCGCCATCGGGACACTATGGAGCTATGGCCGGAAGGCACATGGGCTGCTGTAGGCGATTACGTTCGCGTACCTAAATGGGGCGGTGATCGATGGGAAGTACCAGATGAAAAAAACCCCGACGAAGACCCAGCACTCTTTATGATCATGAATGACCACGAATTGATTACCAAAGTAACTGGTAATCCTCTCTCTGTGAAGGCGTACATATAATGGCAAATGAGAGTCCCAAAGATGAAGATATGGTTATTACAGAGGGTGATGATGGCTCTGCAACAATCGATCTTCCTAATAGCATCCCCTCCCCTGAGATGGCCGCAGGCGGTGGAGTAGATGACAACGACGAATCAGATGAGGCGGCGGAAGCAAGGGAAATAGCCACTACTGGCGCTATTGACCCTGACGCTGAAGCCATCCGGGAGTCCAAACGTGCAAAGCGTCGCGCCCGTAAGGAATACCACAAACAAGTTTCAAACGAGAAAGATCATCGGCTACAAAACCTTCAGCGCCAGAATCAGGAGCTACTAGAGCGACTGTCTGTAGTTGAGCGTAAGACTGCCGGTAGTGAGTTAGCTCGTTTAGACAAAGCTATCGATGACCAACGTATGCGGATTGATTTTGCCAAGCGCAAGATTGCTGAAGCTACGCGTGATGGTGATGGCGAGTTGTTAACAAATGCACAAGAAATGTGGTTTGAAGCACGCCGTCAAGCAGAAGACCTTGAGGGTATCAAGAAACGTTCTGTGCAGCCGCAGCAACAACCAACGATTAAGCAAGACCCTCGTTTGCAGCGCCATGCGTCAATTTGGATGGATAGCAACCCTTGGTACGACCCAAACGGCAAAGACATGGATTCCCGCATTGCTTTGACGGTTGACCAAGCATTAGCTGAAGAGGGATGGGACCCCACTAATGCCGACTATTGGTATGAACTTGATAATCGCTTGCAAAAAGTGTTGCCCAACCGTTATACTGAGAATACTAACGAGAGACCTCAAGTTAGAAGCCGACCACGAAATGCAGTTGTCAGTTCGGGGCGTGAATCAGCAGCCGGAAGTGGAGGGAGTAAGAATTCGTTTACTCTCCGCCCTGAGCAAGTCAGGGCCATGAAAGATGCTGGCATGTGGGATGACCCAGAAAAACGGGCACGCATGATAAAACGCTACGCAATTGAAGCTCGACAAACTAATGGAAGGAACTAATCATGGACTCACGTCTTAAAAGATCACTCTCCGCCGGTGGACGCGAATCTCGCGCGAGTCACGACCCTGTTCGTGAGGCACCCGAAGAAACTTTTGTATCCGCCGAAGAACGTCGAAAGATGTGGAAGGATGAATGGGTACAAAGCGCATTGCCTAATGCCCCAAAGATACCCGGCTGGCACGTTTGCTGGCTGTCCACTACTAACGCATACGACAGTATTGATAAACGGATTCGGCTTGGTTACGTCCCTGTAAAAGCGGAAGACTATCTAGGCTTTGAAAATTACCGTGTAAAAGCTGGTGAACACGTTGGTTATATCGCTTGTAACGAGATGTTGCTCTTCAAGATTCCTGAGGAAATGTATCAAGACATTATGGCGCACTTTCATCATGACGCACCGATGGAAGAAGCGAATAAAATCAGGCTTCAGGCAGAGAATATTCAGGGACGCGATAGTTCAGGCAAACCGCTTGGACGGATTGAAGGTGAGGGTATTGACAATATAGACAAACCACTGCCTGCGCCGACTTTCGGCTAAGGTTTTGAAACCTAATTGGAGTAAACATTATGTCTACAATTAATGCTCCGTTCGGTATGCGCCCTGCGTTTCATCCTTCGGGTCTGGATCGCGCTCAAGCGCTTGCTAACGGAATCGCCTCTGCTTACAACACCGACATCCTGAAGGGTCAGCCCGTCAAGATGGCTACTACTGGTGTACTCGTTGTCGCCGCTGCTGGCGATGCGTTCCTTGGTGCCTTTGCTGGCGTTGAGTGGACAGATACCACTGGTCGCCGTCGTATCTCTAACTACTGGCCCGCAAACACCGCATTCCAAACTGGTTCTTGCGTTGCTTACTTCTACAGTGATTCTAATATCGTTTATGAAATCCAAGCTGATGGCACTTTGGCACAAACTTCGGTTGGTGATGAAGCGGACCTGAGCAACACCACGGCTGGCTCTAACGTAACTGGTCTGTCGCAATGCACGCTGTCAACGACTCTCGCAGGTTCGGGCGTAAATGCTCAAATGCGGATTATTGATCTGGCCCCCTCGGTTGACAATGCTTGGGGTGACACCTATACGGTTGTACGCGCTACGATTAGCAAATCGCAGTACGTTGCAGTCTCTAACGCTATCTAAGGAGGGCATGAATCATGGCAGCCCCAATGCGCAGTACAGACTTTCGGTCGATTGTTGAACCAATCCTGAATGAGTGTTTTGATGGTGTTTATGATCAACGTACAGACGAGTGGTCACGCGTCTTTGCTGAGTCAGAAGGCATCCCACGTAACTACCACGAAGAGCCAGTGCTTTATGGCTTTGGCGCGGCTCCACAGCTTCCTGACGGTACGCCGGTATCGTATCAACAGGGCGGTGTGTTGTTCCTGAAGCGTTATGTTTACGCCGTCTATGGCCTGGCATTTGCCCTGACCAAAGTTCTGGTGGAAGATGGCGACCATATCCGTATCGGTCAAGTCTATGCCAAACACTTGGCACAGTCGCTGATTGAGACCAAAGAGACGCTGTCGGCTAACGTGCTTAACCGCGCGTTTAACGCAACGTATCCCGGCGGTGATGGCGTTCAACTGAACTCCGTTTCGCATCCAATCGTTAACGGTACTTTTAGCAACCTGCTGACTACTGCTGCTAACCTGTCGCAAACTTCGCTTGAGCAAATGCTCATTCAAATTCGTCAAGCTGTTGACAGCAACGGCAAGAAGATTCGTTTGGTTCCACGCCAACTGGTGGTTGCACCGGGCAACGTGTTCCAAGCCGAAGTTCTGCTGAAGTCTGTGTTGCGTTCTGGTAACGCTAACAACGACATCAACCCAATCAAATCCATTGGTCTGTTGGATGAAGGCGCTGCTGTTCTGTCGCGTCTGACTTCTGCTACCGCATGGTGGGTTCAGACCGATGCTCCAGAAGGCATGAAGCTTCTGATGCGTCGTAAGCTGGAGAAGACAATGGAAGGCGACTTCGAGACTGATTCGATGCGCTACAAGGCTACTGAGCGTTACGATGTGGGTTTCACAGATCCACGCGCAATGTACGGAACGCCGGGCGTTTAAACCAGAGGGGGGCTTAGGCCCCCCTGCTAACAGGAGATTTACATGTCACAGACCTATATTGGTTCGACACTCCGTACTGGTTCAGACACTCTGGCCGATACGGATGGCACCATTTCTACAACTCAAGGCATTTATCGCCTGGCAGTTGTATATGCACAAAAAATTTAAGGAGGCACAATCATGGGCCAATTTAAACCAATGGTAAAAATGGAGACTACTGAGCCTTCAGTAATTCTGAAGCTCAAAAAAGGTGGTCATGTTATGTCTATGGATGCTGCCAAAGCAGAAGACGGCTATAAATCAATGTCCAAAGCAAATGGCGGCATGATGGGTGGTATGTTGGATCGTGTTAAGCCTATGATTTCTTCTGCAAGACAATCTTCGGCAATTGTTTCCCCTAAAAAACCTTCAATGGCTGATCGTGCTAGGTCAATGCGTAGCAAAGGGCAAATGGCACGTCCTGCTATGCAAAAAGCATCAGAAATGGCACGTCCTGCTCTTCGAGAAGCGGTTGATCCATCAGCCCCAATGCGTGGACCTCGTAGGGGGCGTCAGCTCGGCATGATGGGCGGTTTGCCTGCTATGGCAGCTAAAGCAATGAAACATGGTGGCGAAAGCAAAGCTACTCATGCTTCAGAGATGAAAAAAATGTCTGGTCTTAAAAAAGAACTAATGTCACATGAAGGTAAGCCCGCATCTAAAGCCCATAAGGGTCTGAAAACTGGTGGCGTTGTGAATGGCCAAGGCGGCTTTAAAACTGGTGGCGTTATTAAAGGTAACGCTGGCGGCTACAAAGATGGCGGTGATGTTCACATGATGCCGGATGGCAAAATGATGAAAAACTCTGCTATGAAAAAAGGCGGTGCAACAAAAAAGTTTGCTGACGGTGGGGCTGTGCAAGATAATGGTCGTGCCGTCAAGATGCCACAAGGTAACAAACGCCCCAGCACTCCTGTAAGCATTAACCAACTGTCTGGAACCTTTAAAAAGGGCGGTAAGGTTAATAAATATGCTGATGGTGGTGACGCTCAAACCAAAAAGAATGAGCGTGATTACGATCAATATGAAAAAGATGAAAAGCGGTTTAATGAAAGTTTACGTGACGACGTAATGAGTGGCTTAACTTACCCATTCCGAAAAATTAAAGAAATGTTTTCGGATTCCCCAGCACGCAAAGGCAGTGTGACTAAGACAAAAGAGTCCGTCACAGTAGCTAAAAAATCTGGCGGTAAGTGTTAATAAGGTAGGGGGCTTCGGCTCCCTGCTTTTACTTGGGGAATTAAATGGCAACATTGACTAATGTATTTTCAGCACATGCTGACGCAACTGGGCTTATTTATGCGGGGGCAACAAACCTCGCCGGCTATCAAGTTTTGTCTGGCGGTACTGCTGGCGAGATTATTTTCCGTAATGGTGGTGTAAGTGGCACCATTTTTATGACAATCAATATCTCCGCAAATAGCGATAACCCATTTGCAAACCTTATTCCCGGCAATGGAATTCGTTTTGATACGAGTATTTACGTCACATTGCCAACAGGTGCTTCAATAACTATTTTCTGTGGCTGATTATGGAAACATATTTATCAGCTACTAGGCAAGGAACCTATGCGCCCCTTTGACCTACAGGTAACTAGGGGTCAAATTGAGGGGCCTAGTACCGTCAATATTTACGGATACCAAGTAGCGGTAGCAACAGCGTATATCCCAATTTGGGGAGAATGCAACTGAATACGTTTTTCCCTTAGCAGCTATGCTAATGAACTTAGCTAGTAACGACAACGCAGATACTGCGACAATACTGATTAGTGGCTTGGATGCAAGTTAGTTTCTTCTGCTGGTGAAGTAAGCGTTTCTCAAGAAGGCTAGTTAATTAAAAACCCTGATTAATTGGAGAGAGTAAGTAATGGTTAACGAAATTACAACTGCTAGAGAGTTGGCAACGCACGCTAACGACATTAAGCATTTGCAAGGCGACATGGATTGCATGAAGGAAGATGTCGCAGCTATTCGCGCATCACTAGAAGACATTAAAAGTACGCTTTCCTCCGCTCAGGGTGGGTGGAAAGTACTAATTGCTTTGGGAAGTGTTGCCAGCGGCCTTATTGGTGCTTTTTCTGGGTACTTTGCAAGTAAAAGTCTCTAATCATGCCAGCTAAGTCTAAATCGCAATTCAGGTTAATGAAGGCTGTAGCTAACAATCCTAAGATTGCGAAGAAGGTCGGTATCCCTGCAAAGACTGCCTCTGAGTACACAGAGTCAAATGTCGGCAAGAAGGCGTATGGGGATCTCCCAGAGGCTATGGCGGGTGGTGGCTTGTACGCTAACATTCATGCCAAGCAAAAGCGTATAGCTGAAGGCTCAGGCGAGAAGATGCGCAAGGTTGGCTCGGAAGGTGCTCCGGCTGCTGGTGCCTTTAAGCAAGCTGCCAAAACTGCAAAAATGAAAGATGGCGGCGTGTCTTTATCTGTTGGCAGAGGCGAAAAGCTGCCTGTTGAGCGTGGCGCAGGGCTTACAGAAAAGGGTCGGAAAGCTTACAATAAGGCTACCGGATCTAACTTAAAAGCCCCACAGCCAGAGGGTGGCTCTCGTAAAGACTCTTTTTGCGCAAGAATGAGCGGCGTTGTAAAAAATGCAAAAGGCGACGCTCCTAGAGCGAAAGCTTCATTAAAACGGTGGAAATGTGAAGGCTGGTAAGGGGCTTATATGGCGTTTTCAGAAACTATCGGGCAGACGGTAACAAAAGTCCAAACTCTTATTGATAAGGGCGCTCGACGTAGTGGAAAACTCGCCGAAGAACTTACATCAGAACAAATTGTTTCTGCTCGTCAATCTTTATTCTTTTTGCTTAGTAACCTATCAAACATAGGTATCCAATACTGGGCAATCAACAAGAAGGTATTTGGCCTAAAGGCTGACCAATACGTTTATGAGCTACCTGCGGGCTCAATTGACGCGCTAAACGTCTTGTATCGCAAGATGAGCCGCCCTACTGGTGGTTATGCTGCGTCTTCTGGGCAGGTTGCAAACGCTTTTGATGGCGATGTAAACACAATTAATGTTCAGACTGCACCAAACGGTAACCTCAGCATTAACTATGGCACAAATAACCTAATTTATGCGGGCTCCATAGGTATTTTGCCGGGTGTTTCAGGCAACTTTAATATTCTGCTTGAGACATCTACAGACGGGGTAATCTGGACGCTACTAAGCGACACAGGCGTTACTATTTGGGTTGATAACGAGTGGCTTTGGTACGACATTGAGCCGGGCGTTAGCGCTCAGTGGTACAGAATGCGTGAAACAGGGGGTAATACTTTGCAAGTGCGAGAGTTCTATGTTGGCAATAACAGCACAGAAATTCCAATGGCTCGTTTAAATCGGGATGATTACACCTCATTGCCGAACAAGAACTTCACAGCTAACCAACCGTTCCAATATTGGTTTAACCGTACTGTACCCCGCCCACAAATTACGTTATGGCCAGTGCCATCTGACCCATTTATCCAGATGACAGTCTGGTATTCGCGTCAGGTAATGGATGTAAGTGACTTGTACGGTGCGTTAGAAGTGCCAGATCGTTGGCTGCTGGCTGTCCAGTCTATGTTGGCTCACCAAATGAGCTTAGAGCTGCCAGGTGTGCCACTTGAACGTATTGCTTATCTTGAGGGGCAGTCAATAAAGTATCTGAATGAAGCAGAGCAAGAGGAAAGAGACAAAAGCCCCATATATTTTGCGCCGAATATTTCGGTTTATACGGCATGACGCATACAACTGTGCCCCACAATAAGAAGTATCGTCACATCACCGAATGTAGGTGGGTTTCATAATGCCAATCTTCCTCGACACCCTTGGCTATTCTGATATTGCGATTGCAGTCTGCGACAGATGCAAGATGAAACGCGCTCATGCTTCACTATCTAAAGACCCTAACTTTCCAGGGCTGAGGGTGTGTGACCAAGGGTGTAAAGATGAGCTTGACCCATATAGATTGCCAGCAAGGAAGACAGAGAGGATTACGGTTAGGTTCCCTCGCCCTGATATTAGTGTTGCGATAAATCCAAATGGTTTGACTACAGGTGGGTATGAAAACGCGGTTATTTCTACACAGCAGAATGTGGATCCACAATCCAATAACAATGACGGTAACCTTGATGGGCTACAAGTCACACCTTCTCAAGACTAATGGCAAACATATCTATAACTGATCTTCCTGCGGCGCTCCCCCTTGATGGTTCGGAGCTTGTCCCTGTTGTGCAGGGTGGGGTAACTGTACGTACAACAACCGCTGCTGTAGCTGGCTCGCCGGCTCAGACGCAAACATTCCTGACGCTAAATCAGGAGCCTACGCTACCTAATAGCCGAGCCTTGGGTACAAGCGCAGGGATTACGATTACGGATAACGGTGCGCTGTCTACGCTGACTATTGGGATGAATGGTGCTGCGGCCTCTTTAAACGGCTCAGGTAACGGTTTCCAAGTAAAGACTGGTTTAGATACTGTTATCAACAGAAGTTTTGCTACAAGCGGTTCAGGCATCTCTGTGACTGATGGCAACGGGCAAGCTGGCAACCCTACGTTCCAACTAACTGGATTGGCGTTGGCAATTGCTAATTTAAGTGGCCCTGGTTTAGTCGCGTCTACTGGCAGTGGGTCTCTCACGCCAAGAATTTTAACTGGGACTGACAATCAAATTACTGTTGTTGACGGCGATGGCGCAAGCGGAAGCCCAACTATTTCTATTGCGGATAATCCAGCGTTGCCGGGAGTAGGTGCAGTTACATTACCTGCCGGTACAAGTTCTGACCGTCCTATTGGCGCTAATGCAAAGATTCGTTTCAATACTGATACTGGGTCTTATGAGGGTTATGCCTCTGGCTCATGGAAAAGCTTTTCGTTGGCTGGCGGCGTTACTTCATTCAGCGCGGGTACAACTGGTTTTACGCCAAGTATAGATACTTCAGGCGCAATTACGTTAGGGGGGATACTAAACCCTTCTAATGGTGGCACAGGTGTAACTACGTTAACTGGCTACGCTAAGGGCAATGGGACTTCGCCTTTTACTGCTTCAGCAACAATCCCAACAACAGATTTGAGCGGGACTATATCAAACGCCCAGCTTGCAAATAGCTCAACAACTATTAACGGCGTTACGATTGCATTGGGTGCCTCTGGGACTATCCCTGCCCCAGTATTAAGTGCTTTAACTATTGGTACTGGGCTAACTGGTACAAGTTATGACGGCTCTGCGCCTGTAACGATTGCAATTGATTCGACCGTTGCTACTTTGGCAGGTGTTCAAGACCTAACAAACAAGACGATTGATGCAAGTGCCAATACTTTATCAAACATTGGAAATGCAGCACTTACGAATAGTTTGATAACTATCGGTTCGACGGGGATAAGTCTTGGCGATACTACTGCGACTTTGTCTGGGTTGACTTCAGTTAATGTTACGCAAAACCCAACAGCGGCACTGCAATTAGCAACTAAACAATATGTAGACGCTGCTGTGCAGTATTATTCTTCCGGTACTGGCCTTACGTTATCAGGAACGCAATTTAGCTTAACTATCCCTGTTATCGCCACACATGGTGGGACGGGCATAACTTCGTATGTTACGGGTGATCTGCCTTATTACGCTACGGGGACTTCGTTATCTAAGCTTGGTATTGGGACAAGCGGGTATTTCCTTACCTCTAGTGGTACTGCGCCGCAATGGTCTGACCCTGCGGGGGTTACTGTAGGAACGGCAACGAATGTAGCTACAACAGCTACTAGCACAGATGCTAACTTTTTTATCCCTTTTGTGGCGGCATCCACTACTAGCAATCAAAGTCTTGGAGTAGACGCGGGGATAACTTACAATCCTTCAACTAATGCTATTACTGCTGGTATATCCGGCGGTACCTTCTAAGGAGTACACAATGTCTGCTGCTGGCTTTACCCCAATTCAGCTTTACCACAGCACAACTACGGCGGCGGTTCCTTTGCCGGCAGATTTGCTTACTGGTGAGTTGGCAATGAACGTGGCAGATGGGAAGCTATTCTACAAGAACCTTTCTTCCGCAGTAGTCCCACTGTCTAGTGGCTTAACTTACGTTTTCAAAACCGCAAACTACACTGCCGCAAATAACGAAGGGGTTCTAGCAGACACTTCTGGCGGGGCATTTACAGTAACACTACCCGCAACCCCTACTGTTGGTAGCCAAGTGGTTGTGGCTGACGCTGGCGCTGCTTGGGGAACAAACAACCTCACCGTAGGGCGCAACGGCTCAACGATTGGCGGTCTGGCTCAGGACTTGGTGTGCGACATCACGGGCGTGAGTGTCCAGCTTGTGTATGACGGCTCCACATGGGAAGTCTACGCTCAAGTGGGCGGTAATGGCGGTAGTGTGGTGACATTAACAGGCACCCAGACGTTGACGAATAAAACGCTAACCGCTCCTGTGCTGGCTAGCGCCAACATAACCACAGCCTTAACCTTAACTGGCGCTGCTGGTACATCGGGTCAAGTGCTGACAAGTGCGGGTGGGGGTGCGCCTACTTGGGCTACTGCGGGGTCTTCGGTAGTCCGGTCTGCAAGGACATCGAACACTATCCTTGTTGCCGGGGATAATTCCACACTAATCGACATTACCAGCGGCACATTCACCCAAACATTCACAGCAGCCGCTACGTTGGGTAGTGGTTGGTTTTGCTACATCCGCAATTCAGGAACAGGCGATATTACGCTTG